TTATACATCGGATTTTCCGCCCTTTTTGTCCAACCGATCGGAAAGGTTGGACACGTTTCCGCTTGAGAGTTTGGCAAATCCGCTGTCCGCAAGGCGTGAACGGTTTGCCTTCTTCGCATACGTTGCCGCCTGCTTGGTGTCAGTGTGGGCCAGATACGAGGCAATCTCCCATTCCGTAGCGCCCGCATTTGCCAAGCGAGTCGCCCCAGCCTTTCTCAGTCCATGCAGCGAACCAGGCACGTTGGCTTCCTTGCACCTGTCCCGAAACCAGTTTCCGAGCGAAGCCACTGCGTAAGGCGCATCGCGGTTGTCCTGAGTAATGAACAGCAATCTGTCAGACGGGACATGCCGCAGCTCTGCGGACAGCTCAGGCAGTATCGGCAGGTCTGCCGCCACCGATGTCTTCCCGCGGCGGTATGCTATCCGGCCGTCCCGAACATGCTGCCAGCCGACGCGTGCGAGATCCTGTCGAGCCATTCCTGTGTTGAGGGCTAGTAGCATTACCAGCCGCGCCTTCGTGCCCTCGCCATGCCGCTCGAGAAAGCGCGACACTTCCCCATCGGTCCAGGTGTGGTAACCATCCGGGTTGGTCTTCATCCGCTCTGCGAAGCGAGCAGGGTTTGGGCCGGTGTATCCGAGCTTTTTGGCCGCAAAGTTGAATAGCATAGAAAGATTCTTCTTGACCGTGTTCGCAGCGGTGGGTCCGTTCTTTTTCGCCATGAGAGCTTCAATATGTCGGACTTCCAGCCGCTCGAATTGATATTTCCCCGCTTCTTTGCGAAGCCAATCCAGCTCAAGCCGAATTGTCCTCTTGCGACTGTCGGACAGGTTCTGAAAGCGCAGGCTGCGAAGGTATTGCTCTATCAGCCACGCAAGCGTACCCGCCAAGGCGGTCGAGGCGCTGGTAGCCTTGGAACCGGCAAGCGCGGCCTCATAGGCCGCCAGAAACTCGGGTGATCCGTAGGGTCCGGGAATGTTGGTGCGAAAGTCGCCGCACTCAAACTTCCAATAGATACGCCCTTTGACCATGTTCTTGCGAACACCGGGATATGGGTTCTTGCGCCGCGTCATTTCAGCAGCTCGTCGGGATCGGGGCCGGCAGCTTGAGGTGCCGCGCCTTCCGGGAATACAACAACGCGGCCAGTAGCATGGTCCACTTCGACCCTACCAATACGCAAGCCGGCAGACAGGGCCGCTTGCAGAGTGCGCTTGATTTCGGCTTGCGAGACAAGGGACTGCCGGGTTGCCATCACTCTGCCCCCGTGGCCAATCGGATCGCGGGGCGCGGCAATCGGTCGATCACCATCTGTGCCAAGGCTCCAAGGCAAAACAGCATGACCGGGCCTTGAACGTAGGCTTCGCCGTGCTGGATGTTGCCGAAAAAACTATCGTCCGGGTCCTCATCGTCGTGGAAGAATTCCAGAGAACCGTCAGCCCAGATGACAAGCCAACTCGGATGCTTCATGCCCGAGATACCGGCGAGTTGTTCAGCCGCCTTGACCATAATTTCTTGGCTGCGGGCCACCTCAAGAAAATCAAGGCGAAAATCATCCCCGAGCTGCGCCTTGAAGTAGGAAACCTCGTCGCCGGATATCTCTCCAAGCTCGGCTTTGGCTTTATCCCGAACGGACTGCGAGAACGCTTTAGTGCTCCAGATCGTACTTTGAAAAATGGCGCGGGCGGCATGCCCCGCAAACTCTTTAGCGGCTTCCGGGCTGGTCCCACGCGAAACCAGCATTCCCATGACGAACATTACCAGCATGTCCGCCAAATTGTAGCGCGCATGGCCTTGTTGCCGAGGAAGGTGCCCCGCGCGACGCCAATTCCGAACCGTGGCCTGTTTGACCGCCGTGATCTCCTCGGCCTCACTCGGAGTGTAAGTCTCTAGTTCGAGTTGCATCGGCTCTGCCCTTGCTTTGTGTAGCCATACACGAAGCGAGCATATTGTGTCAATGTACACGTTTCCTGGTGTGTGAGACTCTCTCTACTGAGGCTAAGTCGCCAGGTAGGTGCTTCTCACGGTATGCGGCGAGTGCGGGCGAAACTGCGCCGCATACAAGCCAATCAATACACGCGCCCTCAGCTCTGACCCACTCGATCAACTCGTCGGTAACCAAAATCTCCTCCGGATGACCTGGATCGAACTCTAAAGCCGGGGCAACAACACCGAAGTGGTGACAGAACCAACAAATGCGTTCGAGCATTGTATTGAGGTCATTTTCGAGCAAGCGTTTTTCATTCGCGCGGGCGCGTTGTTCAGTCATTTTGAGATCTCCATTTGCATAAAAAGTTGCATCGTGAGATATATCAATCACACGTCTGTAACGCAATAGGATTATATCACTGTGAGCGTTTTATATCATGTCACGGGACGCCAACTGGCGGCAGGGCGAGTCCTCGCTGGCTTCTCACAGGAGAAAGTCGCGAAGGACGCCAATGTCTCTATCGCCACGTTGCGCAGAATCGAAGCAAGTTATGGAATACCGTCCGCATTACCAAACAATGTCGACGCAGTGAAACGCGCTATCGAAGGGCTTGGAATTGATTTCACATTTGATCAGCAGGGCCGCGAGGGTGTGAAGGTCAACGCTCGAGGTATAGCGCGGCCTCCCCAATAGACCTATATTCCCAGCAAAATATTACGTCAAACAAATGAGGACGAAGGATGTTCGAAGTTGGAAAAAGCTACCGAATCACAGAATTAGAAAGGGAATCCAACGGTCTTTACCGTAGTAACAACGATTGGAAGGTCACCGCGGTAGATGGTCATCTTGTGACCCTCGAAGCCTTTCACCACCCGGAACCAAGAACGCTGAACACAATGAGTGCGTTCTTCCATTCTGCTGTACCAGTGACAGGCGATCTGACCAAAGAGCCCGTATTCGAGGACGGCGAAGAAGAAAGCGAAGATGAGCAGGTGGGCCGTAACGAAACCACTGGGTACTAAACGCGCCGCGCCCTCGCAATCAGAAAAGGACCGCGCGCTGTCGGGGTTTTGCGGCACTCACCGACTGATCCGGGGTGCTTCGGGCTCGACGAGAACCCAGGCGCACCCAGCCATGTTCAGTACAGAGCGACGATCCCAGTCGCAGAGCTGGTTTCTAGAATGCGAGAGGGCCTGATCGGCAGCACTGCGCCAGCCGACAGGCCAGCAAAGGTCAGGTTAGTGCCGTCCATCATCGTTACGTCCAGCGACCCTGCGCCCCCTATGTAGAGGGCACGCGGGATTTCGGTCAGGTCGGTGTCATCGTCTGGCGTCACTGCGAAACCGCCGATCGCGGGACTTACGGGGCCGGTTTTGAACTGATCGTATCGGTCAGCCATTCTTGTCTCCTATTCTTTCCAATCGAGTAGATGCATCGCGCCGGAAAGTACTTCGGGCGAAATGCCTGCTTCCTTCGCTTCAGCCATCGTCTTGACGATCGCCGAGAGCGCACGAGCGCGACCGCCGGCGTCAAACGCCTGCAGCGGGCGGATCGTGTCGATCGCAACATCATTTCCCAGCTTGGCGGCCGCTTCCGCTGCCAGCAGCTCCGCAATTGGCTGAAGGGTCCAAATGGCCAATTGGCGCTGCGCCTCTCGAACCACTGGGCCGGTTGCAGCACGGTTTAGCAGGGCCGGTAACACGCCAAAGGCCATGGCGATTCCCTCGCGTGCCGCCGCCAATGTCTCATCCGTCATGGACCTCGATAGATCCGGCGAAAGCTGATCCGGCCGTTGCCCGAGTTGTGGGTTCATGCCCGCTGCGGTGGCCTGGGCAACGCCCTCGATCACAAGGGTGCTCCCGCGCCGACCCCGGAATGCGGATCGCATCGTTTCCATGTCATCCGCGCCAGTGTCCGGCAGAGGCACGATTTGCGAACCGAGAGGCGCATTCTCAAACGTTTCTGACAGGGCCGCCTCAACCGCGTGAAGCATTGCTCCGGTCAGGCTGGAACGGCGAAGTGGTGCGGTGCCGATCCATGGCGTCAGCGCGTCCGAGCCGATCCGCAGATGCAGTACCTCAGCCGCCAGTGCAGTCACAGTGCGACCACCACCGGCTTCAGGGATGGACAGGCGATAGGCGCGAGGCTGTCCGTCGCGAGTCGTCACGTCCCAGTCGGTCGCTGGCACAAGCCCCGTTCCAGTGATCAGGTGGACCGACTCTCCGTTAAGGGCGGCTGATCGCGCGATGATCGCCATGTTCTGCCGGGTCAACAGGTCGGTCCCGGCGACGTCAGCCATCGCGAAACCGCCCTCCCAGAGACTTATGCAACTTTGAACGGTCGCCGTCAGCTCTGCTACGCCGCGGCGACCACTGATATAGCTGTCGCGTGCCGCCATGACCTGCGCGGTATACCCCGAGCCACTGGAACGCGCCTCAATTGGCCGGAGCCGGTTCATCAACCATCCGAGCATCTATTCACCTCCAGCGGCTGGAAGGGTGGCGGTCGACAGCCTGTCGCGCGACCTGGCCGACGGGCTGCCAGTTACGGGCCTCAACCTGCGCCAGCGGATAAGCCGGCTTCGTGACCGCGGATATCTCGACCAGTTCGGCCGTGTTGACGACCCGCATGAGGCCCGTTCCATCGCGCTTCACGATCGCACCGCCGTCAGGGACACGGAAGCCGGGCGATATGCCGCCGACCAGGCCGGCCGCCAACGTTCCGAGGAAATCGGAGACATAGCTCACATTGCGCATGTCGGGTGCCAACCGTGCCTCAAAGGAGAGGGCGTCGTCGTCATCGATGAGTGTGAGACTGCCGGCCGATCGCGAAGCGAGCGGGCGATCGAAATCATGGTGCACCAGCAGATGAATGTCCGCCTCATCTGCCACGGAGTCGCCGAAAGCCCGTGCCTGGAACACCTCGCGGCGCCGATCCCGACCGCCCTGAAGGACGGTTGGCACCGAATACGGGAAGCGACCGGCGAGGACGGTCGAACCTTCCTCGCCAGACCGAACCTCGATCCCGCCTTTGGAACCGCCCCAAAGCATCACTGGATGCCCGAGACGACTTCGAGCTGCTTCGGCCGGGCAACCGTCACATCTGCGGTGACAAGCCCGGTGAGACGCAGCCCGCCCGATTGTGCGTCGGTGTAGGGGTCGCGGATCAGGTCCACTGCCCCCCAGGTGCCAACGAAAATCGGAGCGACGCCGCCCGCAGAGGTCGTCAGAAGTGCGATGCTCTCGGCCGGGTCACCGGCCGGGGCGGCCAGGCCGTTGGTGGTCATCGCGATGTTTTGCATCGGGATGTTCTTCACCAGGCGATCCCATTCGGTCACCCCCGTGCCGGTGTCGATGTACGTGTCATCCATCGTGTCCCAGACTTCGGGACGGATCATCATCCGAACCGCGGAAGGCGACCCCGCCGCGTTGGCCGTCATGAACCGGACCACGGCGGCGCGGAACGCTGACCAGGCAGCTGCGCCGGACAAATCCGTGTCGGTGATCCCGTAAGTCGATGCCCCGGTGATCACGCCGAGAGGTTGCCCATTGGCGCCCGTGCCCAGGAAGATTGCTGCGTCCAGCGCCTGAGCCATGCAGCTTTGCATATCCCGGCGGATGGCCGCCTCAAGCGCCGCTCCGGACTGTTTCAGCGACTTCCTGGTAACACGCATCTGGATACCAAGGTTCTGATCCGGCGCCAGCGCCTTGTCGGTCGTGGCGAAGGTCGTCGGACCGGCGACGTTGGCAGTTTCGCCATCGGCCCAGCCCGCTGCCACGCTCGACGTCACGACCGGCCATTCGACTTCGCCATGATCGATGTTGATCATTTGGGTTCCCATCCGAGAGGCAACCGAGTCCGGAAACAGCCGATCGATGATCGGTCGCGTCTGGATCGGATCGGGTGTGCCGCTGGCAACCGTTTCGCCTGCACGGATCTCCAGCGCCTGCCATGGCACGGGAACGCCGCGATAGCCGCCCTTTTCCCGCAGCTCTGTAACGATCTCGGCCGTCTGGCCGGATAGCGCCCGGCCTTCATCAAGGGCCAGCGCAACCTGGCGCATCTCAAACCGCGCCATCAGTTCGGACCATTCCTTGTCCGACCGGGTCTCCAGCTCATCGCCGGCTTCGCGCCGTTCCTCGTCTTCGGCGATCAGCGAAGCGCGGTAACGCGTCTCATTCTGCCGATACTCACGGTCCATGTCGTCCATGGAGCGTGTTTCATCGTCGGTAAGGTCCTCCTTACCGACCAGTTCCGCGAGGGCCTGACGGATTTCCGACTGGCGCCGCGCGATCTTCACAGAGTCAAGCATCGTTCAAGTCCTTCTGTATGATGCCTCGTTTGCCGGGGCGCGACAGCGCCTCGACCGCTTTCCGCCAGTCCTGGCGGTCCTCTCGGGGCGGGGGATGCCCGCACTCGATTCTTGTCTTTCTGGTGTGGCAACCGGGGCAAAGAGCCTGAAGGTTGCTTGCGTCATAGGACAGCTCGGGGTGCGTCCTAACCGGCTTGATGTGGTCCACCTCGAGCCGCCCGCCGCAGCCGCAGGACTGGCAGCGATATCGGTCCCGTTCGAGGATTTCGGCCCGTAGTGCCTTCCAGCGTTTGGTCCGAGTGACCTTGCGCGAATGCCGCTGATGTTCCTTACGGATGCTCATGCGATCTCATCCGTCTGGGCAGTGATTTCGAGGAAGCCTCTGTTATCGGGGACCTCTTTGATGCCGTCGATCTCGAAGGTGACACCCTCGTGGATGATCCGGTCAGTCCGATTGATACCGCGCCCGAATGCGGTTGCACGGACGACGAAGCGGCTCACCAGCTTGTTGTCCCAACCGCCGGCGCTCAGGCGCTCAGCGTCTGACACATCTCGACGCCGGGCGAAGATCGGCTGACCGTGATCGTTCCACTCGTTTTCGAAGCCGCCAGATCCGTCCGGCGTAGCGGTGGCCCGCTGAACTTGTATGCGTCGGTTGAGGCTTCCTGCGTTCAGAGCCATGCCATTCTCGCTTTTGTCTGGGGTTGGGCTGCGATACGCGCGCCCTGGGCAACCGCGAGGACCGCGGCTGCAGCGGCATCAATCCGTCCAGTGGAGCGGGCTTTCGCGATTTTGATATTGTTGGCCGGATCTCGCAGGCAGACCGTGTCTGCGAAGGCGGAGCGCAGCAGCAGCGAGGGGCGGGCTTTCACCTGACCGTCGAAAGCCGCGCGGCGGAACCGTTCCGCATCCTCTCCGCCGTCCCGGAAGCCCTGCCCTCGCCAGATCCACGGCGCACGTATTCCGGCGCGATTGAGCGCTTCCGATAGCTCAGCTTGCTTGTAGCGATCCATCGTGATCGCGCTGACATGTTCACCCTCGACATGGCGCATTACTTCCGCCAGCCACGGCGCCACGGGCACCGTCTTGTCGCCCAGGACGGTCAGTTCGCCTCGGTCGTGCATCTCGACATAGCGCCCGGCGACGCCGTCCGCCTGGCCCCGGTCCAAGAGACTGGGAACGGACGGGAAGGTTCCCAGGCATTCGAGCCTCCCGGTTTCAGGCCAATAGAATGCCGCCGCCGTCATCGAGGCAGAGCCGCCCAGGTCGATCCCGATTATCACGCTGCCCTGGCGTGGAGGCAGCGTGTCCGTCTCGCAATGCTGCCATTCGTCCGGCGTGATGAGCATGTCCCGCGACTCGCCGGAGATGCGCTCGTTTCGATTGTAGAGTCGGAAGCTGGTGAGGCTGGATCCGCCACGTGCGATCGCACGTTGCGCCTGGGCTTCGAGCCAGTTGATCGAACCACCGATGCCGTGAGGTGCGCCCGGGTTGGCGATCAGAAGCGATTCCCGGTCATCTGCCGGCAGTCCCGGCGAAGGACGATGCTCCTGCACATAGGAACCGGGTGCAGGATCATCGATCCACCGAGAAAACGGGTGCGTGTCGTCGCTGGCGGACGTGCTGATCAGGAAGGCACGCCCCGAACGTTTTCCGAGGCCGGATACCAGGGCGTGTTCGAGTTCGTCTCCGCGATCCAACGCCCAGTGCCCACGCTCGTCCAGGATCGCCATCGTCGGAGCTCCGCCCAGAGCGGACTTGCCGTCAGCAGCGATGACGCGCAGAACGTGCCCGCCGCCATCACCCTCAAATTCGATCTCGAGGCGGGGAGCGCGGCGATAGATCAAGCGGCGCTGAAGATCGAGAGGCAGGCTTGCAGCGAAGCCGGCGACGAAATCCCAGATGATCCGTCCCTGATCGCGGGTCCGCGCAGCTGCGACGATCTCACGGCGGGGCTGATGATCCCAAACGCCGAGAAGACCGCCCAAGCCAAGCCCAGCCGTTATCGCGGACTTCCCGTTGCCGCGTCCGATGCTGAGAACTGCGGCGGCAATGTCGGCAGCCAGCGCACCTTCGATGAATTTCCGTTGAAATGGTGCGAGCGAAACAGGCTTTCCGGCGTTCGGACCTTCCGGAATGGCGAGCGTTTCCATGAACCTGACCGCCGCGGCGGCCGGCGCCAGATCCTCGCCCTGCGCGAAAAGAGAAAACTCAGCAGCACGGTCACCGGAATTGGCCAAAGTCGCGGCATTGGGACCGCTTCCGAAGAGGTCTGGCTGTCCTGTACCGAAGTTCGTTCGCATTGCTTGCTCTCTCGCGCGTATCACTCAGTTCAACCGTTGCTCTCGCCTCACCTGCTCAATGGTGAGGTTCGGAGCGAAGGGCATAGGACGACTGCCCACAGCGCGCGGCCGTGTCAGTCCCTATGCCCTCCGCGTGAAGATCCTGCTCAACGGAGCCGGTCCATCGCTTTGGGCCCGTCCGGTCACGCGTTCCTGCCGGTCGGTCAGTTGCTGCTTTCGACGCACGAACGCTGCGCCGGGGATCGGGCCTCAACCTCGCGGACTGCCCTTGCCTTTGATCCCGCCCATGGTAAGCTGCACACAAGTGGTGCCACCGTTGGCAACCCGAACCACCACTTGTGGCCCTGCGTATGGTGGCGCGCAGGGTCGCTGTGTCTCACCCCTCGATCAGTTCGATTTCCTTAGACGGCTCAGTGCCCAGCTCGGAAACGAGGCGGCGCATGATCTGTTCTTGCTTCAGAGTCGGGGTCCAGGACGGACGCTTTCCGTGCCGGGCTATCGACCGGACGAACCCTTTCAGCCATTCGTCGGAGCCGTCGGCCATTACTCGGCGCACAACGATCGGCCAGTGATAGGTCAGGACTTCATCCAGCTCGCGCTCGCTCATACGTTCGCACGCATCGTCCACGTCGATGTCCTCGACGCGCCGCATGACTTGACGGACCCGCTCCAATCGACGGTCGTTCATACCTGCACCCCGCGATACCTGGCGCCGATCCGTGCCATGTGCGGCGATGCGGTCAGGGACTTGGAGTCCATTGGTGACCGCCCATCGTAATGCAGCGCGGCCTGATCCATGAGTGCTTGTGCGAGGTCCGGCGGAACATCCGATGCAGCGTCACCGAACCCGGCCATATACTCGATCGTCATCCGGCTGGGGGTCAGGCTGAAGTACGCCTCCTTCCACCAGATGTACGCCCGATTTCCGCCAGCAAACTCGAACTCACTGAATGCCTCGCCATCAATCGTAACGGTGGGCGTATTGTCATCGTCCACTGGGCCAATCGGCAGTCGTAGCCCCTGCTCGCCGCACGGATCGAAGATCGTCACGCGTATCGTTTGGGTCAGCAGCGCAATCTGAGCGAACTGCTCGATCTCAGCTGCCGCCGTCGCTCCGATGTTCTCGATCGCGCTATCTTCGGAGTCGTCAGGCGCACGAAGGTGAAGCTTCAGATCGTCGAGAACAAATGGCAGCTCAGCGCTTCCAGCAGTCCGGTGCACAAGCATCTTCATGCCGCGGCATCCTTCACAATACCCCACAGAGCGGCCTCGGCAGTCTGTTGAGCGTGGTCTTCATCGAGGCTGGAAAGAGCTGCAAAGGCGAGCGCGGCGCGCTCAGCCGGCGACAGTCTAACGTTAATGACGAAGCAAAACTGCCGCCATGCGGCTTCGCTGCCGAGCGTCAAAGCATAGCCGAGCATCCGTGATGCACGCTTGTGTACAGGCTTAATGAAAGCGGCGAAAATCGGACGCTTTCTCAGGTTGGACAAAGTGGGATTTTCCACTTTGATATCAAAAGGGGTATCTTTGCAGGTTGGACGACTTATGCCGTTGTTTTTGCTGGAAACTGTGACAACCCTACGGGCTGCCAT